TTCCAGTTAGTTAAAGTTCCTTCGCTTATTAATCAGAGAATGGTCCCATGGAGGGAGTTCATATGTGAGTGGTACATGTACTACTGCTTCAATAAAAATAGTGGTCAAATGTATCATAAGATTAAAGTGAGTATGGAGAAAACTTTCCAATATGAAAATGAGATAGTGGAGATTGACCGTACAAAGAACCATGCTAGATATAATGGCATGTACCCTATTGATGACCTGTTGAAAGATAAACAAGAAAAATTCTCATATTCTGGCAGATTTGTTAACATATGCATGAAATTGGTATTAGAAGATGTCCCAAAAAGTATATCTTCTTTAGTGCCCTTTGAAGTTTTAGCAGACATTTCTAGGCTTGCATCAATGAGCTCATCTGTCACACTGTTTGATGATAAAATAAACATAAAAGAAGTTCTGGAAAAGCCTGATAAAAAACAAATTGATGAGTTAAACAAAGCTATAGGCTCTAACAGGAGCAAAGTTTGTGTAGAAGCAATTAAGTTTGTAAAACAAAACCCTGATCTCTATAAAATAAATGATGCTGCTGTTCATATAATGTCTAATCCTCATATACCTCACATGGGTGAATTTCCAAAAAATCAGTATTTATCACCACGTGAAATATATATAATGGATTTCAGAACTAGAGTTTGTCAAAGTGTAGTAGAGTCAATTTACAAAAAGATTGCAACATTTTCACCTAAGGAATTCATTTCTAAGCCCAACTTGAAGCATAAAGTACAGGAGAATCATAATGAAATGAGTATAAGATCCTTAGCTGAGTCAAATGAAAACATGGTCGTTCACGAAACTATAGATAACACTAGATGGTCACAGAATTTTGTATGTTCGATTTTTATTTGGTTAACACTGCCATTATACAAGATCATGCCTGGGTACACAATGCTCATGATTTCAATATTTATAAACTCATGTAGAAAACAAGTCGAGATACCTAAGACATTGTTATTTTCTTGGATAACTCATAAAGATAGAGAGGTGAGTTCACTGTTAGAGAGGTATAAGTCAAATTTCTTAAATAAGGGTCTTGTCTCATTCCGAAATAAGTCGCACATGGGTCAAGGCAATTATCATTTCACCAGCTCAACACTACACACAGGCCAATGTAAGCTTAGAGACATCCTAAT